GTCACAGTGGCTGTTGCTGGAGTTGAGATAAATTTGTTAGGGGGTCTCATTGACTATACTTATTAACATCACAAAACTCATTCTGAAATAATCAGTGTTCTGTGATCAAAATTACAAAATCAATCGCCAGTTTAGTGGTTGATATTCACCTTCCCAACTTTTTGTCCAGGATGTTTGAGCATACTTATACTGACGGCCGTTGGTCAGATTGGCCACATACTGAGTAGTGGTGGCAGCTGAACTGGCAAAACTCACAACCCACTGAGTTCCGTTGTACTCAATGATGTCATTGGCGTCAGCAATGGTTTCCTGGCTGCTGAAAGTCCATCCAGATGCACTTTCAGCATCATCAGCATTGCCAGTGGCTTTGAGCAACAGGTACCTCTGCCCAGAGACAGCAGCTGGCAATCCTCCATATCCTGGATGCACCCGAGTGGGGTCAATGATGGCTGTTACTGGGTCCAGTGTGTTGACTGGCAGAGTATCAGTGTCCACTGTGAACAACAGAGTGCGCTCGTCAGTGGGATCCAGTGCAACGGTGCCCACAATTTCAGTGCCACTGTCAAATCCATCTGATGTTCCCAGGATCAGACGCAATTGGCTGATACCGTTGCGAACTACTCCGTATTTTCCCAGCGCAGCAGGCCAGTCTTTGCTGATTCCTGACACCACTTCAGATTCAATATCTGAACTGCTGGGCTGAACCATCACTGGGTTGGTTTTGAGTAACTTTACTTCCCCGTTGTTGACCCAGATACCATAGTTCTGGAATGTAATTCCCTGTCGAGTACCCAACAGCAGATCATCACTGGCCACAAACTCAGCCAGGTCACCAGTGGGGTTGAATATACCAGCCACCACTTTGTGTATTACTCCCATCTTTTTAACTCGGGCTGGAGCAGTGAGCCAAATGGGTATCTCAAAGCTCACACTGCTGATGTCTATCTGATCATCTGTGCCCTGGGGTATGGAACGACTGCTCCAGGTGCTGTCAGTGAGTTCCATGTAGCTCAAGCTGGTCCAGTCAATATAGTTGTCGGTACTCTGAATCTCCAGAGCCGGGTTGAACAGCACCAGAATCTGCTCCAGCAACTGAAATTTCTGGTCACTGTTGCTGGTCCAGACGTCGGCCTTTACGTTGAGTTTGTAGGGCACCGGCATCTGTCGTTCAATGCTGTATGCATTGCCCTGCTGATTCAGATAGCTATCAGTGACTGGATCATATGCTCGAGATCTGACACTGATCTTGTCAATGAAGGTGGGGTCCTGAATTCTGGTACGATCATATCTGAGATCAGTGATATACACACTGATCAGGGGGCAACTGGGGATGCTGTTTTCACTGTTGCGAGTGAGGATGGCCTGTGCTTGGCGACTGCTATCACCATAGGTTACTGGTACTCGATACAGAGTGCCGTCACCAAATTGTACCTGAAAATTACTCAGGGATCGGATCACCTGCAGAATAAAACGTTTGATTTGTTCTGAATAAAAATGCTGTTGGTAACTCATAATTAATAGTCGCTATCTGGTCTTAGTAGTGTGCTGATGTCTTGCAGTGTGGATTCGGTGTTGCCTTCACTGTTGGTAAAGGTGGTATCGTCGTTGACAAAACGATCCTGCTGAGTTTCACCCAGGCCGTGCGTGAGTGATGTGCGAACATCGTCCTGGACCTTGACCCAGTGAGTTCCGTCATAACGGAACAGTCGATTGGGAAAGAAATCCAGTCTGAGAAAAAAGTCACCCTCGACAGAGGTGGTGGGAAACTGAGTACCGGTACTCACTGGTCTGCCGTTGGGTGGAGAACTGGTGCCCACCAGATATCCCCCAAACTGTTCCACAGGACTGGCATCAGGCGGCAACGGAGTTCCAAACTTGGTGCCATCGCTGGTGGGCCTAATCCAGAAGGGAGTCACATCATATCCGCTTGCAGGAACCAATTGCTCTGCTCGCTCAACAACAGCATCGTTCACCTGATTGGTTTTGTTCACAGTGCTGATCAGATCAATCAGTGTGGTATTGGCTGTGCCAGCCTGAATTTCCTTGAGTATCTGCTTGTATTCCTGACTGTCCACCAGGGGAGTGACTTTGATGCGCCACAGATGTGGCCACCAGGTGGGACTGTAACCTTCAGCACTGCGGATAGCATCTTTGACCACATAGAATCTCTTGAGTGCGATGGGCACTGTCTCATCCAGACTGTAAAAGTCTTTCAGATGTGGTAACTCTATCACGTCACCGCTGATCAGTTTACGGCCCAGTCTTTGCACCATTTCGTTCAGATGAAAAGTGATAAACACCGTGTCGTTTTGCAGAAACAACCCAAATTGACTGAGATCAAAGTCCAGATCCTGCACATTGTAGATGCCTCTGAGATTGTACACATTGGTATCGTATTTTCTATCACGATTTTCCAACAGCAGCAGGTCCTGAATGTTCAACGCACTCTGATTGGTATACACTGGCTGAGTGGCATTGTTGACGTTGCTGAATTTGATCGTGGAACCTGAGGCCACAGTGTTGCTTACACCGTTGGTCAGTGTTATTGTGCTGCCAGTTTTAGCCCCCACCTTGGTGTTGCTGGGTATATTGGTTCCAAACACAAACTGACCCACGCTGACATTGCTGGTGTTGGTAAATCTCAGTATGCTGTTGCTGGTCACAGTGGAATTACTGGTGGTCAGACTCAGGGCATTATCTTCAGGACCCAGGTATTTGTGAATATAGATGCTGGTGCCACCTATTGAAATTAATTCCCTAATCTGCTGATCAAAAAATTTGTAATCATTTGAATGTTTGCCCTCGGCCCATAAACTTATTCTTGGCATTCAGCACCTCTGGTTGTATTTATAACTGAATCAAGTGTGGTCAATGGAGTGGTTGGCAATTGCAGTCCCCTGAATCATATTTATGTCTGTCCATAAGTATAAATATCATTGAATTAGGAGAACCAGATGCCATCTTCATTGGATGAATTGAAACAAGGTGTTTTTGACTACACTCTTCTCAGACTGGGTTCTGGAATGGTGGACGTGGAGCTGGATCCGGCGCATCTGGAGATGTCCTACGCCAAAGCTGTGCAAACATACCGGGCTCGCAGTCAGAATTCCGAAGAGGAAAGTTACGCATTTCTGGATCTGATTGAAGATCAGCAGGAATACATTCTGCCTCAGGAAGTCACCACTGTCAGACAAATATTCAGACGCAGTATAGGCAGCACTGGTCAGAGTGCAGGCAATCAGTTCGAACCTTTTGAAGCTGGTTATCTGAATACCTATCTGCTCAATGTGGGTCGTTCTGGCGGTTTGCTCAGCTATGAACTGTACACTCAGTATCAGGAAATGACTGCCAGAATGTTTGGTGGATATGTAAATTACACATTCAATCCAGCAACCAAAAAGCTGGTTATTGTGCGTCGCCCACAGAATTCTGGAGAAACTTTGCTGCTTTGGACATTCAACATGAAGCCCGAAATACAATTGCTCAGTGATTACCGCATCAGCAACTGGATCAAGGATTATACCTACAGTGTGAGCAAATACACTCTGGGTGAAGCTCGCAGTAAATTTGGTACAATTGCTGGTCCTCAGGGTGGCACCACACTGAATGGTGATGCATTGAAGAATGAAGCCAAAGAAGAGATGGAAAAGCTGATAGAAGATCTCAAACTGTACATTGACGGTTCACAACCCTTGCATTTCATAATTGGATAATCAGGGTCCAGGTGTGGGGTTGATTTTTCTCCACTGGCTGTCAGTGCCTGGATAGATATTACACAGTTATGTCTAAACTTTACGGCATGGTAGGCAGCATGGGCAGTGGCAAGGACACCGCAGCCACTTATTTGACTCAGGTTCACGGCTGGCGGCGTCTGAGTTTTGCTGGTCCTCTGAAAGATGCAGTGGCAGCAATTTTTGGCTGGCCTCGTGATCTGCTGGAGGGTCACACTGCACAGAGTCGTTGGTGGAGAGATCAGGTGGACACCTGGTGGGCCCAGAGGCTGGGGATCCCCAGCCTCACACCCAGATGGGTATTGCAATACACCGGCACTGATGTGCTGCGCAAGCATTTTCACAATGACATCTGGATAGCAGCCCTTGAGCGTCAGGTAACAGCCAGTCTGAACTCTGGCGTCAATGTGGTGATAAGTGATTGTCGTTTTCCCAACGAGCTTGAAATGATTCGAAATCAGGGTGGGAAACTGATTGAAGTCAGACGTGGGGCCTGTGCTGATACACTGCCCTGGGCAGAGTGTGCTGGGCGTCAAAACCTGGAGTCGGTGTCAGGATTGGCTGAACTCACCCAGCGGGGGCAGGTCATGGAAGTGCTGTATCCCCAGGTGCATCCCAGCGAGTGGAGCTGGGTGGGACTGCCAGTGGACCAGGTGATTGATAATTCTGGCACTGTGCAGCAACTGCATCAGGTGCTGGATCAATTTATACTCAATAATCACTGATCAAGTCGGCATTTTGCCAGCTCTGATTGCTCACACTCATCAGTATCTGACAGTTGGCACACACTGTCCTGAGATTGTTGGGTTGAGTGTTTTTCAGATCCCCGTCCACACAGCAAACTCCAAACACCTGTGATATGTTGTTGCGATATCCGCAACGGTCACAGGTGTTTTTCTTTTGATAACCTCTGAGCTGCCATGCAGGTTTGGAATAGGCCTGTTGTCGCTTCTGTTTCCAACAACGTTCACATCGACTGCGGTAGTAGATTCGGTCACCAGAATGATAATTCACAGCACAGGGTCGTGTTTTGCAGATTTTGCACAGGGGTCTCATCGTGTTATTTACTGAATCCCTTTCAAAGGTGTACTGAACTAGTGAAAAAAACCAGAAGTCTATAAATACCAGCAATGGATCACCTACACGACAAACATCTATAGCTCAGCTGATTCACCAAGGCTATACTGAATTTTAGGAGAAAAATAATGGCCCTTACATCACCCGGCGTACAAGTTACCATCATTGATGAAAGTAATTATACACCTGCAGCAGCAGGAACTGTGCCCTTCATCGTGGTTGCAACCGCCCAAGACAAAACCAACCCCACTGGGGATCTGGCGCAGTACACCACAGCAGCCAATGCTGGTAAGGTTTTCCTGGTTACTTCACAGAGAGAATTGATCAGCAAGTACGGCAAGCCCAAATATCTGGTAAGTGCAGGCACACCTATTCACGGTTATGAACTCAATGAACATGGTTTGTTTGCTGCTTACAGTGCCCTGGGCGTAAGCAATGCAGCCTACATTATCCGTGCAGACATTGACCTGAATCAACTGATTGGTTCATCTGCCCGCCCCACTGGCGGAGTGGCCAACAACACATTGTGGCTGGATGTGGCTGCCACCAAGTTTGGTATTTTTGAATGGAACCAGAACACCGAGGGGTTCAGTCAGGTGACCACCACCAATGTCACTGGCAGTTCTAAACTGCATCTGATCACTGAAACGTCTCAAATCAGCGGTGGCGAACCACTGACCACCGTGGGCAAGCCTGGTGACTATGCCATAGATCTCACTGACGTGGATAATCCCATGTTCTTCAAGATTGGTGGACCCACCAGCTATGCACTGTATGGACAGTGGGCTCAGGTTGGCACCAGTGACTGGCAATTGGGATGGCCAGCAGTAACTGGTACCACCACTGCAAACATCAGCACCATCACTGGCAATATTTTCAGAGTCAATGGTTCCAACGTCACAGTGGGTGCCAACCTGACTGCCACCATAGCCAATATCAATCTGGTGAATACAGCCAACATCAAAGCTGTCTCCACCTCCAGCGGTCAGCTCAGTATATACTGCAATTCCAATGCTGGCAACGTGACCCTCACCAATGTTACTGGTACTCCCTTGACCACACTGGGTATCAGCGCCAACGTGGCCTACAACAGTCCGGTATTTGTGGACACCAAGCACACTCAGGCACCTGCTGGAGGTACTTGGTTGAGCAACGGTAGCAATCCCAGACCCACAGGATCTGTATGGTTCAAGACCACCAGCCCCAATAATGGTGCTAGCTTTGTGGTCAAGCGTTACAATAACATCAGTGAAACTTTCACTCAGCTGGTCACTCCAGTTCACCCCAATGATGCCAGCGCACTCTATGCACTGGATCCGGCCAGTGGCGGGTTGACCATCACTGCTGGCAAAACCTATATCCAGAGTGACGTCAATGCCGACAACACGGCCACATTCAAGTTGTTCAATCGCAGAGCTGGTGTAACCAGCGTGACTGGCAGCAATGTGGCTCCGGTGTTCACCAACGCTACCACTTTCACAGTGAGCTACACCATTGCAGGCAACGCCAGCTTGCAGGGGCCATCCACAGTGACCATCACTGGCACCAATACAGCAGCATTTGTAACTTCACTGAACAGTGCCAACATTCCCAACGTGAGTGCTGGTACTGAAACCAGCGGCGCAATCACCGTTACCCATGCGCTGGGTGGTGTGCTGGAACTCAAAGATTTGTCTGGTACTCCGCTGGCCAATGCTGGTATCACCACATCATCAGTGAATGCTCGGGCAAGTGACGTGACTGCTAGTGCAATCTGGGTCAGCAACTGGCAACAGCCCACTTACACAGTGGATGACAATGAACCCAGTGCTGATCCTGCAGATGGCACCTACTGGTATTACAATGAACCCACTGAGTATGACATCCTGATCAATGATGGTTCCAGTTGGAGAGGTTACCTGAATGGCGGAAGCGATTCTCGTGGTTTCAACCTGGCCAACACTGACCCAGCAGGTGCCATTGTGAGTGCCAGTGAACCCACACTGCAAAGTGATGGCACTGCCCTGGCCAGTGGTGATTTGTGGATCAATACTGATAATTTTGATGATTTCCCCAAAATCTATCGGTACAGCGTGGCGCTGGCCTCCTGGACACTGATTGACAATACCGACAGCACCAGCAGTGATGGTATCATTTTTGCTGATGCTCGATGGGGCATCGATGGAACCGAAGATATCATCACTGATGACACCCCTGATATTGCTGACCTGCTGAACGAGGATTACGTTGATCCTGATTGCCCCAGCTATGCAGAATATCCCAGAGGCATCCTGTTGTTCAATACTCGCAGAAGCGGCATGAACGTCAAGCAGTTTACGGTGGATTATTTTGCAGGTTATGAAAATCCGCCTGCTTATCTAAATGCCTGGGTCAACGCCAGTGGCAACAATGAATACGGTGTTGCTTACCTGGGTCGTCGTGCTCAGCGAGCTGTGGTAACTGGCAAAATGGCCAGTGCTGTGACCCTGAGTGTTGAGGCTGTGGAAGAAGTTCGCAACTTCAATCTGATGTGTGCTCCTGGCTATCCAGAACTCACCAGCGCATTGACTCAACTGAATGTGAACCGTAAGGAAACTGCATTCATCGTGGTGGACAGTCCGCTCAGACTGGCATCAGACAGCAACACCCTGGACGCTTGGTCCCGCAACCTGAACCTGGCTGTGGACAACAACGAACAGGGCTTTGTCAGCTACTACGAATACATGGCTGGTTACTATCCTTCGGGTTTCACTCGGGACCTGGATGGTAATTATGCTGTGGTCCCTGCCAGCCACATGGTGTTGCGCAGCATGATCCGCAGCGACCAGAAGAGCTATGTATGGTTTGCTCCTGCAGGAATTCGCAGAGGCACAGTGGACAATGCAACTGCAATTGGTTATATTGATTCAGCAACTGGTTTGTTCCAGAGCATTGCGGTGAGCAATAACCTGCGGGACGTGTTGTACAACGGCAAAGTCAACCCCATCAGTGTGTTGAGCGACAGTGGTATCACAATCTACGGACAAAAGACTCGCAGCGCCATAACCAGTGCGCTGGATCGAGTAAATGTGTCCAGGTTGATTGTTTACCTGCGTCGTCAGCTGGACCTGATTGCTCGTCAGTACATTTTTGAGCCCAACGACGAGATCACTCAGCGTGAAATCAAGAATCAGATTGAAAAAGAGCTGAACAGTGTCAAAGTAAACCGTGGATTGTATGATTATGCTGTGGTTTGTGACAGCAGCAACAATACACCAGACCGCGTGGACCGCAATGAACTTTGGGTAGACGTGGCCATAGAGCCAGTAAAGGCTGTTGAATTCATCTATATTCCTGTACGCATCAAGAACACCGGGGACATCCAAGCCGGTCTGTAATACAAACCCAAACCAGGATCAGGGGCGAGATTTATTCTCGCCCCTGATCCTTTTGCCAGACCCTCCAGAAATAAACCAGCACAGATTCCAGCTGACCTGCTGTAATTTTCAAGGTTTGACCATAAATATCTGTAGAACAAATGAATCATTTGTGAAGGAGATTTATATCATGGCTATAGCCTCGTTAACCAAATTTACAGTGCCACTTGGTGGTGATACTGCGGCTCAGGGCCTGCTGATGCCCAAACTCAAGTATCGGTTTCGTCTGACATTTTTGAATTTTGGCGTAAGTGGATCCACTACCGAATTGACCAAGCAGGTTGTGGATTTTGCCCGTCCTCAGGTCACATTTGATGAACAGATTATTGAAATCTACAACAGTCGTATCAAGTATGCTGGCAAGCCCACATGGGGCGATACCACTGTGAATCTGCGTGATGACGCCAGTGGCCAGGTCAGCAAGCTGGTGGGTGAGCAGGTGCAGAAGCAGTTTGATTTCATGGAGCAGAGCAGTGCCCGCAGCGGTATTGATTACAAGTTCCAGATGAATTGCGAACTACTGGATGGTGGCAATGGCGCCAATGCTCCGGTGGTTCTGGAGAGTTGGGAACTGTATGGCTGCTACGTCAAGGACGTCAACTACGGCGACCTCAACTACGGCGAAAGTGCTCCGGTTCAGATCGCATTGAGTATTGCATTTGATAATGCAATACAGAAACCTGATGGTAGTGGTATTGGTGCTGCTGTGGCCAGAACACTGGGCAGCGTTATAACAGGATAATAAACTTATGAGTTTTGCAGGTTCTTTAGGCACAGTTCTGCGTGGTCTGAATGGAACCAGTGACACAGTCCGGGACTATACCCATGCGTCCCGGACTTTTGTTTCTGATAACTATGCATTGCTGCCCAAAACCAAGCGATGGTGGCATGTGTATTTTGAGCTAACCCCCGAGGCCCGGATTCTGTATGAGAAGATACAGAAGGAAACAAACCCTGGAGGAGATCACAGATTCAGCACAGCCACATACAATGTCACTCAGGATACTTATTTTTTGAGTTTGTTAGCCAAAACTGTGAAATTGCCTGGTATCAAAATGGATACCAAAAAGCACAATCATTACAACAAGCAGGTCATATCCATAAACAAAGTCAACTATGACGACATCAATGTGGATTTTCATGACGATGCATCAGGATATGTCAGAGCATTCTGGGACGCCTACTATCTGTATCACATTCAGGACAGCAGGTATCGAGACTATAGCAAAGTAAGCGGTCAGGGTTTACCTGTGCCTCTGGACACCTGGGGTTATGATTCTGCAGATGTTGCAGTCAATCTGAGTTCTCTGACCATGTATGGAAACCCAGCACTGGATAATCATCATTATGGGCTGGATACGGTAAATCGTGAGTCGGGTGGTAAAGGAATCCAGGGTCATCTGGATCGAATAAGTCCGTTCCTGAGATCTATAAAAATCTATCATTTCAGCCGTCCCAGTGGCACTGGCGCAGAAAAAGATTTTCCACACTACACTGAATATACTCTGGTAAATCCAGTGATCACCAGTTGGGATCAGGACACACTGGACTATTCCAGTGGTGATTCAGCAGTGAACACCATGGGCATCAGTTATGAAACACTGCTGTATGCCACAGGAAAATTGGATGGTACCAATTCCCAAGTGGCCAGTTGGAATCAGTTACAAAAAACCTGGTACGACAACAGCAAGTCGCCCCTGCCCAATGCTCAACAGCGATTGCTAAACACTGGCATCGACCTGATCACCAATCCGGCTCAAACTCTCAGACGTTTGGCCACGCCGCAGGGTGTATTCAACGCAGTCAAAGATGTGGCCACCTGGAGGGGAGCATCAATACCGGGCATCAACGCCAATTTTACCGGAACTGGCACTGGTGCAAAAATTCTGAATGCTGCCACCAACAGTGCTCAGCAATATTATAACGTGAGCCCCAGCAGCATCAATGTACCCAACGCTGCAGGTGCAGTCAGTGCTTTGCGATCTCTGGGCAATCGACTCAAGCTACCATCTAAGTAAAACACCCTGGGGCAATCGCTAAATACTTATATGAGTACTTATTTCAACAGCCAGGGTCAGACAGGACCCATAGACGTAGCTATAGAAGCCACTCAGTTTGACAACCTGAAAAGTCTGGTTCAGAACCGAGTCAGTGATCCTGAACTGCAAGCAGAATACATTGCAGCTTTTGCCCTAGTGGCTCAGAGTCTGAACCTGACTGCGGCTCAGTTTGCTGATCTGATGCGGCAACAGGGAGACAGCTACGAACAGGATGTCTGGCTGGCAGCATATCTGAATCAGAATCGTGTGAGTAATTCCAAACTGGGCATAGCATTGAACCTGAACACACCTTTTGGTGTTCAGAGAGAGATCAGGGCATAAACACATGGGTAAATTTGCACAGGGTATTTTTATCCCCAAGAATCCTGACAAATACGTGGGCAAGCGAAAAATTTGCTTCAGGAGTTCATGGGAATTGGTTCTGATGAATTTTCTTGACAATCACATCAGTGTGCTGAAATGGGCCAGCGAAGCCATAGCCATACCCTATATGTGCCCATTCAAAAAGCGAGTAACACAATATGTACCAGACTTTTTTGTCATCTACCTGGACCGAGATGGTACCCAGCATGTGGAAATTGTGGAAGTCAAACCTTTCAAAGAAACTGGTCAGCAAAAAACTCGCAGTCAGCGAGATACCCTGGTGAGCATTCGCAATCTGGCCAAATGGGCCGCAGCCCAGGCCTATTGTGAAAAAAACGGATTCAAGTTTCGGGTGCTCACTGAATTTGACATTTTCTCCATGGGCAAAACTCAATGAACACCAACTTGGAAAAAATATTCAATCTGGGGCACACTGACACGGCACAGCTGGTCCCAGCATCTGAACCCTCGGTATCCATGATCACTGAACTAACCAAGTCAGTGGGTAACCTGGACAAGATCAATGAGGCTCTGCCTCAGGTGGTGGGTCTGGAAGCCAGTGAGCGTGAAATGGACGATTTGGCTCGCATGGCCACAGAAGGCTATCAGAATCTCATGGAACTGGGTATGAATGTGGAAACCAGATTCGCGTCAGAAATATTCAATGCGGCAGGCGGTTTGTTGGGCACCGCTTTGGCAGCAAAGACAGCTAAAATAAACAAAAAACTCAAAATGATTGAACTGCAACTCAGGAAAGCTGCACTGGATCAACGAGCAGCAGATTTTAGTAATAGTGTGCCGGTGTCTGACGGAGTAGCCACTGTGATAGATCGCAACGCTTTGGTTGCTGAGATACTGAAGAAAAAAGACATCCTGGCTAAATAATCATTATAGGAAAACGCACCATGAAGAGTTTTTTGCAATATCTAACCGAAAGCAAGCAGGATTACAGCTTCCGCATTGTGTTGGCTGTCAAACCTCCAGCTGGTCTCAGCAAAACCATCAAGCAAGCACTGGCTGGTTTCGGAGTAAAGTCAGTATCTGATGCCAAGAGTCACATGATTGAGAAGTCACACCCCATGTTCCCGGGCTTGTCCAATCCGGAAATTTATAGCCTGGATGTGGTTTGTGAATATCCGGCCACTGCCACCCAGATTCACAAGAGTCTGAGTGATCACAGTGTGGACCCTGCCACCCTGGCAGTGGAAACTCTGGCTTTTGCACAGGACCTGGCATCTGAAGCTCAGAGCATTGCAGCCAACACTGGCAAACAACCCCTGCTGATGCGTGAATATCAGAAAGTCAAAGTTGAACACCCATATGGTGATGATTACAATGCCAAACTGGTGAAGAATTCGGTAACTGGTACAGGTCAGTTTAAGGTCAGGGGCGGAGCAAAAACCGCTGAAACCACCAATGATTTGAAACCAGGTACCAAGAGCCCAGTGGGCAGTCACAAACCCAAATTACCCTCAGTAAAAGACTTCAAGCGATAGGAATTAGCAATATGAACATGCAGAATTTATTGAATAAATTGAGCGCACTCACTACAGAATCATTGACCATGGCTGGTGGCTCACATGCTCCAGCTGACTCTCATCTGTGCCACACTTGCGGTGGCCCCATGTCCAACTGGAAACCAGGTGACGACCATGAATGTGCTGAATGCGCAGACGGTGATCCTGCTGAATTAGACGAAGCCACCATGTGCGAAGTTTGCAGCGAACAGCCTTGTGTATGTGAATCTGCCTATTCAGATGATGATCCATTAGACGAAGCCACCATGTGCGAAGTTTGCGGCGGACAGCCATGTGCATGTGGATCTGATCAGATGGACCCTGACGGATCAGTTGAACTAGCCCGGATGAAGCAGATGATGGCAGGGCAGATGCCCATGGCGGCTGCACCAGTCAGTGGTATGAATGTTACCACCAATGTGGATAGCACAACCGGCAACAAAACTGTGACTGTGACTGCTGACGGTCAAGGAGCCGAGGACCTGATGCGGATTCTGGGCCTGGCTGGAATTGCAGTGGCTCCTGCTGGTGCTATGGGTATGGCAGAACAGTTGGCCAATGCTCCAGATCCTGTCACACTGGATGCACAAACTCAGTTGGTGGACATGTCAGGAGGCCCCAACGCTCCTCATCGCCAATACAATCCTGCTCGTGCTGGTGGTGACAACCCCATGGCCATAGATAAAAATGTGGGCGGGCTGGCAGCCAAGTTGCAAGCAAGATTTGTCAATGAGACACGCACAGGTCAAAAAAATCGATTGACCAGAGTATGATGGGCCAGGACACTGAAGATGCAATCCAATATTGATCAGATAAATGAGCTAACTGAAAAAATAAAACAGATCATGGATTCTGGACTAGCTGAAAGCGTCTACACCCGTGTTGCTGGTCCCAGCCTGGTCAGCAACCAGCAGAAATTGATCAACAAAGAGGGCCGGCGTGTCAACAAATGGAATTCTGATCAAACTAAAAAAGAAAAAGCTGAACCAGCAACTAAATCTGAACCCCTGACCAGCAGGTTAGCAGAGTATATGCAAGCAGTTGAACAGCATCAGTATCGTCCAGCAGTTGGCGACACAGTGAGTTTTCAGATCAATGAAGAACTGGAAATCACCGCAGAGGTCACAGAGGTCCTGGATCAGGGCATTGTGCTGAATCTGGATGCCACTGCCCTGGATATACTGGAAAGCCTGGAACTGGCGAAATTGGCCCTGGATCAGGGTCTGACAGAAGCCAAGTATCAGGGCCGCACTGTGCAGCTGGGCAAGCCACGCCGAACTCCTGGGGGTCCTAAAAAATTCAGTGTTTACGTCAAAAACCCCAAAACTGGTAATGTAAAAAAGGTCAATTTTGGTGATCCCCACATGGAAATCAAAAGAGATAACCCCAACAGAAGAAAAAATTTCAGAGCAAGACACGGATGTGGTACCAGCAGAACCAGTGACAGAACCAAAGCAGGCTATTGGTCATGCAGGATGTGGTCTAAAAAACCCGTATCAAAAATTACTTAGAGTATTGGATACTGGCATTTTGGTACTGTAATTGGTAAAACATTATGAAAATTCATGAACTGTTCGAAGTAAAAAGCAAAGGAAAAATAAATCACCAACACAGCAGTGTGATCCCCAATGCCCAGATGTTATCCCAGGTGGATCAGGGCTATGGGCTGTATCGTTTTGGACTGCGCATGGCCTCCAGTCCAGAACCAGCCAACGTAGCCAGAAATGGTGCTATTGGTAATACACCGTTTTTTATTCCCTACAGTGATGCTGACGAAAACATCATCAAGCATGCCTGCAAGGCTGGAGGCTTTGGGTCCATCAAGAATCTGACTCAGGGAAAAAGCACAGAACCTGACGATACTCATCGTGTGAGCCCTTTCAATTCCCAAGCTCATAAAGGAAAACGCAGATGAGAGCTTGGGATTTT